AAAACTGCTTTGCCCAAGCTTTAGACGAGGGATAGGAACATCCCCTTGCGTCAAAGCCTCTACATTTGGTTGCATAGAGGCGTCTGATTCAGGCATACATCACGCCTCCTTACATATTGTTAAATGGGTTTGAAACGGATAGGTCTGTTGATTTGAGTCCAGACATGAAGTTTGGTATTTGGAATTTTTGAGCTAGGGTGATGAATGCGTCCGACGTGGCGTCAACTTGGTCATCTTTTACAGTTCTAGAGCCATCAAATCGTTCTAACTCTTCAAAGTAAGTATCATTCCAAGAACCTTCTAGGTAATCCACAAGCCCTGCTTGCGCAGCAGCAGCAAATGGTTGAAAGCGTATCACTTTAGACTTGTTTGACGGGCGCATCCTTGCCGGAAAGCCCTCAGAGATGAGGTCTTTAATCATCATCATCCCGGCGGCTTTGCCAGCTTGACCCGGCTCTTGTGGCAGGAGGATTTGAGTACCGGGAGGGTCACCTTTGGCAGTCTCAATAATCTTCTGCATTACCTCCCCAAAGCGGGCGCGGAAACGAACTACATCACAGACTACATAGCGAGAATCTTTGGTTTTACCAATCAGTACACCGGCAGTCCAGTCAGGATTTGGAAGTGAATCTGAGGGTAAACTTCCCGCAATATCCCATGCCCTACAATACTGTACAATGTCAAGGTTCAGTAGGCTTTGTGATTTAGTCCAATCACGCTTAAAGTAGCCACTGGAGGACTCACGTACATACCAGTTGCCCTCAAGAAGTCTGGCGCGCTCTGTACCTTTAAGACCTTTAAGCCACGCCACGTATTTTGGATTTACGCGCTGAACGATTGGGTTGTCATTGACATTGGCGCTAATGTACGTGAAGGACAAAACGTCTTCGTAGTCAACTCCATACTTAGCAACAACTTCATCAATGCTATCACCCCAAACAAAGTCGCCATCTTGGAATGTAAAGTAACGAAGAGTTCCGTCTTTACTTCTATCTGGTGTTCCATCTGGGTGTAAATAAGGCTCTACCCACTTACGTAGGAAGTGATCGGCGTCAGGGTTACAAGAAATTTTCAGATGTGGCTTAACTTGAGGGCAGGCTGGGTTTCGCATACGAGACATAATGTACTGTGTCATATGCTGAGTAAACTGCGTACCCTCATCTAGATAGTACAGATTTGCTTCGGCACCTTGCCAATTGACATCCGAGTCATCATTTTCAAAGTGTTTTAAATAAATCTCTGCGCCGGATTTATGGAAAACAAATTTACCATCTTTAGCGCGCCAGGTGAACTCATCGGGTTCATAAGCAAGGGAGAATGTTCTTTTAGCTTTAGTTAGGAGGCCGCCTGGGCCTGTCAACTGAGGAGTTGTTCGACGAGTCATTACGCCAATAAAGTTTGGTATATCTGTGTACTTGAGGAAGTCAATTACCCCAATCTCTGACTTACCGGAACCAGCAGCCAATTGGTTATAGAGTTCGTTAAACTCTCTTCGCTTTCGCAAAGGATCGGACTATATCTTCTACTTTCGTAGCCCCCCGTTTCGATTGCACTTGCAACCTACTCGCTTACATTCATCAGCGTTAGTCTCTACACGTTACTTATAAATAAGTCTTCGCTCGGTATTGCCCACGACTTTACGTTTGGGTTTCACCGAATTAGAGGGGTTTTAATTGGAGGCGCTAAGTTCACCACCAAAAAGGGTCACATCAGCTTCAGAGAACATGTACATTGATTGCCTCTCTGACACTGGCCCTGGTAACTCTTTTTTATCCTTCATGTTGCTCCTTGAACGAAAGCCATTCAACATCTTCCATTGGAATCCACCCTTCTATAAAATATTTCACAATAGTTTTAAAGTAACTTCTTTTATAGGTAGTTGAATATTCTTCGTTATAGAGAATGGTCATATTCTGAGCTTTTGGGCAATCATTGACCATCCAGAAGTTAAACAGTGATCCAGCAGCAACCCATTTTACCCTATCAATATCTTTAAACTTGGTATTCATCCACGGCTTTGTCTGTTTAGCCTTTAGAGTCTCTGAAATTTTATTTCTAACTTCCGAGCACTTTTCTTTACCCAGAAATTGATTTCGGCGGAAGTCTATTGCTGCACATCCGCAAGACGTAATTCTTCCATCGCTCAGATATTGGGTTGCAATATAAGCAGTTTTTCCACAATCACAGAGACATTCCCACTTAGGCTTTCTTTTACCGTTTAGTGTAAAATCTACTACATACCTTTGTACTAAAAGTCTGCCTATTTTCTGGCCTGTGTAATCTGTCTTTAATTTTCCCTTATTCCTCTTAGAATTTGTACTTGCAACAAACTCTCTAAGATTTGAGTACAACTTTGAATTCCTACCATTAGAACCCATCATAAAAGCCGCATAGTAGAGTCCGTGCGACTCCGGGTAAACCTTGGTCAACAGTAGATGAGCTATATAATGTTCTTTAGCTGTAAACAACACAAAGTTCTCAACATCATCACTACCACCCATACATTTAGGTATTATATGATGCTTTTCAAAGACATTTTCTGCTTGATTTTTTAAGTAAAAGCTTATAAGTTTATTATATCTTATAGAGTAACGATTTGTATTGTCTAGCATTTTTATCCTCTTTTCTTCTTATTTATATAAAAGGTGATTTCCAATTAACATCTTCTATCTCGATGAAGATCCAAGGCAATGCGCAGAATGGATGGTAGACAGGCATGTCGTCAAGATGATTCTTGAGACTGCCCAGCTACTGTCCACTGCGCATCGTCTGTTAGACGGCGAAGAAGTTATAGTGCAACTTAGGCACAAAGATACAGGAAAGGTGAAGAATAAAAATGTGTGGATCTTGCCCGACAACCGCAATGACGTTATATACGCTTGCACACACCGGAACCATCCATCAGCTATCTGGTGTCGCGAATCAGTGGAAAACTACAACTGGCTGGTCGACCATCTCTTCGCGCTTGGCCAAGAGTATACCTACAGATATGGAAAAAAACATGCAACGATTGAGAAATGCTTTTATCAGCTGCAATCCCCTCCTCATGGGCTCCGTGATTGGGATTGGACTAAACCTCCTTCTGCAATGGATGAATCTTATATAATCTCTGATGATCCTATCGTGAATTATAGGAATTACTACAAGCATGGTAAGGCAAAGCTGCATTCGTGGAAGAAGCGAGAAGCGCCCGCCTGGATATTATAAATATATCGTACACTAGCTTAGAGGAGTAAAAAAAATGTCAAATATCGACAAGTATACTAAATTCATGGCCGAACAGGCAAAGACAGCATCGACTGGTTTATTCGGCACACACAAGACCGGTTTCGTTGCCGAAGCCGACAAGAAGGCTGATGAAGACGTCGAAGACGAAACAGCTGACTAATCCTAGTTAAAATTAAAGACGAAAACCCCGCTTCGGCGGGGTTTTTTATTTCGATAAATATGTTGACATTCGTTTAAATATGTTCGATAGGCTCTTTATGGTAAAAACATTCAAACAGTTTGTATTGGAAGAAGCGGGCTCTACTCTGCACGTATTCGATATTGATGACACATTAGCACATTCACCGTCCACAAAAGTCCATGTCAAAGACAAGGATGGTAATACAACAGAGACGCTCTCGACTTCTGAGTTTAATACTCACAAGCTAGCGCCTGGCCACAACTACGACTTTAGTGAGTTTAGAAGCGCTAACGTATTTAGAGGTGCTAAGCCTATTCCAAACATGATCAAGACGATCAATGGAGCTCAATCAACCACTCAGAAGAACCCAAAGAATCGAGTTGTAATGAATACAGCTCGTGCTGATTTCGATGATAAGGATAAGTTCCTAGGACATCTATCTGCAATGGGTGTTAAGGATATGCAAAAGATCCATGTACACAGAGCTGGTAATATTCCTGGCAACGAAAAGCCACCAGAGAAAAAACTCGTATACATTCGCCAACACCTAGACAAACATCCATACTCTCACGTAAAGATGTATGATGACTCAAAGGATAACTTAAACGCGTTCTTGAATCTGCGTAAAGAATATCCTAAAACGAAATTTACAGCGTTGCATGTTGATGAAAAGGGTCAGATGAGCAGACATGAGCCAAAGGCTGTTGCAGAGAATGTAATTAGAGATGCCTCTGGTAAGTTGATAAATAATAAGAAGGTAGCAATTAGAATGGCCAATGGCAAAATTGAAATGCAAAACCCAGGTAAAAGTGGAAGCTCAGGAGGCGGCGGGTGCTAAGATTTAAACAGTTTTTAGAAGAAGCTCTACATCACGGAACAGTTACGTTAGCTGGTTCTGGTAGCGATGGAGACCGTCATGTGGCGCGGGATATTGTACCCCATATAGGAGCGGAACAACCTACACATGTTACTGCGGGTCATGGAAATTTTGCGGCTGGAACTGAGCTCCATGTTCATGGCTTTCATAAGGACGATAAGGGTAAAATTCATGTACATGTGAGCGATGCCCATGGTAACAAAGGACACATTCCATCATCAAGGATTTACAAGCCGTCGACTGACCTCGGTTATAATGATGAGCATGCTACCAAACATGTTTGGAACCGAATGGTCGGTAAAGGTATGGCTCACGACATGCATAAGATGAAGGCCGATCTAGAAGACGCAAAAACAAACAAATCCCATCCCCTACACTTTGATAAAGCTCCATCTGAAGGGTTTCTTGGTAAAAAGAAAACCGAAAAACATAAAGAGGCTTATCATAGGGAGCTAGCGACCGCAGCTCAAACGGTTCATGCTCTTGCCAACCATCCAGACTGCGCGGAATCTGTAAAACAAAAACACACTGCTGAAGTTCAAGGAGGTAAAAGAGGCTCTGTATCGGATGTATGGAAAAAGCATGGAGCCACAGACAGGGGTGGTATTTCAAAAGCAGACATAGCCATTGGTCCAAAAGGTAAGGAACACAATGGTATT